AAATATTAAGTTTGAAGGTGCTACAGCAAATGCTTTTGAAACTACTCTAGAAGTAACAGATCCTACAGCAGATCGGACAATTACCCTTCCAGATGCATCAGGAACAGTTGTTTTAGCCAACTCCGCCACTGGCGCTGTTACAATTTCAGGGGATTTAACAGTAAGTGGTACAACTACTACTATTAACAGCACAACAATTAATGCTACAACAGGACTTGTTTTTGAAGGTTCTACAGCAAATGATTATGAAACCACAATTAGTGTTGTAGACCCTACAGCAGATAGAGCCATTGAATTTCCAAACGTTAGCGGAACTGTTGTTACAACAGGAAACTTGTCAGCAGCACTTGGTGCTACAGCAACAGAATTAGCATACCTTTCTGGTGTTACTTCTGCAATTCAAACACAGTTAAACAACAAACAAGCAGTTGTTGCAGATGTATCAGACACTGAAATTAGTTATCTTAATGGTGTTGTATCAGCAATTCAAACACAATTAGACAATAAACAAGCAGTTATATCAGGTGTTGACAATACAGAACTTGGATATTTAAATGGTGTTACATCAGCAATTCAAACACAGTTAAATGATAAAGCAGCATCAGCAGGTCCTACCTTTACAGGAACAGTAACTCTTCCAAACACAACTTCTATTGGAGATGTTTCTTCAACAGAAATTGGATATGTTAATGGTGTAACTTCTGCAATTCAAACACAGTTAGATGCAAAATCTGGAACAGCACATAATCATCTTCTTGCAGCAGGAGCAACAGATGTTACTGCATCAGCAGCAGAAGTTAATAAACTTGCTGGACTTGCTACAACAGCAGTAGAACTTGGACATGTTACTGGAGTTACCTCAGCAATTCAAACACAACTAGATGCTAAAGCAGCATCAGCAGGTCCTACTTTTACAGGAACTGTAGTTCTTCCAGGCACCACTTCAATTGGAGATGTTTCTTCAACAGAAATTGGATATGTAAATGGCGTAACTTCTGCCATTCAGACACAACTAGACGCTAAGGCTGCTCTTTCAGGAGCAACATTTACAGGCGCAGTATCTGGAACAAGCCTAACTCTTTCTGGAGATTTGACAGTAAATGGAACAACCACAACTATCAACTCAACAGAACTTTCTGTTGATGATAAGAATATTGTTCTTGGAGATGTTACAACACCAACTGATACTACTGCTGATGGCGGAGGTATCACACTTAAAGGCGCAACAGATAAGACTTTCAACTGGGTAGATGCTACAGATTCTTGGACATCCTCTGAGAACATTAACCTTGCTTCAGGAAAAGATTTAAAGGTTAACGGAACTTCAGTTCTTAGCACAACTGCTGGTGGATTTATTTTTACCGACGGTACACAAACAAAAGAAGGTGTTCCATCACGTACATCAATTATACAAAAAACAGCAGAATACACCCTTTCAGCAGCAAATGAAAGAGACTCATTAATTGAAGTTTCACATACAGGTGGAACTGCAGTTAAGGTTTTAATCCCAACAGATGCTACACTTAATTATCCAGTCGGAACATCAATTGACATTCTTCGAACAAATACTGGCGAAGTGACAATTGAAGCAGTAACACCAGGAACAACAACAGTAAATGCAACTCCTGGATTAAAACTTCGTGCACAATGGTCATCAGCAACATTATTTAAGAGAGCAACAAATCTTTGGGTTGTAATGGGAGATTTAAAAGCATAATAGTTTGATATAATATAAAAGAAAAAGGAGTAACAAATGGCGGTTAGTAAAAAAAGAGGTATCAAGTCCTCAGCACAAGATAACTTTTTGCAACCAGATAATGTTACATCCTTAAGCGGTACAAACGTAGGAACATCTCGTCCTTATCTTGCTACCGCAAACACCACGTCAGCAGCCTCTGCAGCAGGCACAGGAGGAGCAGTAAGCCTTACTTGGACACTTCCAGCAGGATCTCCAGCAGCAACTTCCTATTTAGTTACAACAACCCCTTCAACTTATGAAGCAGATACAGGTTCAGCAACTGCTTCTTATACTTTTCAGGGATTAGCATCAAACACCTCATATACATTTACAGTAAGAGGAGTAAACGCTGCAGGAACTGCAAGCGGAACAACTTCTTCTTCAGTAACTGCAACAACAGTACCACAAGCACCACAAAGCGCTAGTGCAACCGCAGGAGTTAATTCAAATACAATTCAATGGACTATTGGTGCAACTGGTGGAGCAGCATTATCAAGGCACAATGTAGTTGGTTCAGATTCAAGTACCTCTGGAAATTTATCAGCAGCAGCAACTTCCGTAGTTATTAATGATACCGCAGGAACTAGCCAAACTTATACCGTTACCGCAACAAATGCTAATGGAACATCACTAGGAGCAACAACTGCTAGCGTTACAACTCTTTCACCGTTCTTCCCACCATTCTTCCCACCTTACTTTCCGTTCTTCCCGTTCTTCCCATTCTTCCCACCATTCTTCCCACCTTCATTTCCGTTCTTTCCACCTGCATTTGGTCCGTTTTTCCCACCGTTCTTCCCGTTCTTCCCATTCTTCCCACCGTTCTTCCCACCCTACTTTCCAGGAGAATATTACTCAATTGCAAGTAGTACTGGAATTTTAACACCAGATGGAGTTAAAAATGCAGAAGATATTGTTGTTGGAGATGTTCTTTTTGCAGTTAATATTTCAAGTGACGATTTAAATTCATCAACAGTTGAAGCATGGACATCAGAAAACTTAATGATAAATGAAACAAATTTTGTAGAAACAACAGTTGTAAGTGTTACATCTAGACCAGTAACAAGTGTTGTTGTAGTTAATAGCGATATCTTTTCTACTCATCACTACATTTTAACTAAAAAAGATGATGTTGTTCGTTTTACAAATGTTTCAGATCTAGATCTTTCTTACAAAGTTTATAACAGAACAGAAGAAGGCTTTGTAAATATTTATGAACTTGAAGTTCTTCCATATGATGATACTGTTTTCTCTATCAACTGTGAACCATATGACAACTTCTTTACACAACACATGTTAGTCTTTGACCGTCCTGACAATCCTTAAAAGAAAACTACTTTTAAATAAAACATTCACAAAGATACTTGTGATATAATTATAAAAAAGGAGTTTTACAGTGTATGAGGAATTAACAAAAGAAGAAGATAATCCTTGGTTTTCAAAAGACAGATCAGAATCAGCAAATTTTAGATTATTGCCAAAAACATTTAATGGCATTAATGTTATTAATCCAGGATTAGGCCTTAACGTATATGAAAATGCAATAAATGAAAATGATTGTCAAGAATATATTAATACACTTGAATCAACGCTTAATGGACAGACAAAATACAAATGGACTGAAGCCCAAGTAACAAACTCTGACAAACCAATTAAGTTTGCAAGAGATTGTTCTGATTTTAAATATAAACCAGAAAATTTAGGTCCTGTAAATTCAGAAAATAAAAATCTTATTGAAATGCATAACGATATTTATGAGACATTAAAATTATGTGTAGATGATTATGCAAAATATTGGGGTATTTCTGTTAATTATTATGAAGCGTTTAATTTTGTAAAATATGAAGGTTCTGGACAACAATTTAGAATTCATGCTGATCATGGACCTTATTATGCATGTACAGTATCGGCTGTAATTTATCTTAATGATAATTACGAAGGTGGAGAACTTTACTTTCCAAGACTAGATAAATTAACATATAAACCAAAAAGAGGAGATATAGCAATTTTTCCATCTAATTACATATATGAGCATGCGTCTTTAGACATGGTTCAAGGCACTAAGTATTGTGTTGTTGTTATGATGGATTTAAACGATAATGCTCACAAAAATAATTAAATGTTTATGGTACAATTTTAATTACAAAGAAAAGGATATTTTATGACAAATTTAAATGATTTAGAAAACAACGCCTGGTCATCGTTTGAAAATTTAGGAAATGGTATTTTTGTTTACCATGATGTTTTAACAGAAGATTTAAAAATTGTTGAAACAATAGAGCAAGTAATGCAAGAGAAAAATAATCAATATAACTGGGGACCAGCATATGTTGGATATCAACAGTTAATGCCAGAGTATCGTGATTGTGTTGATTTTAAATATAAAAAAACTGACATAATTCATGACAAGTCAGAATCAGGCTTAAAGTTGCAAGATTTGTGGCAAAGAATTTATGATAAAGCCAAAAAAGTAGTAGACGCTTATTCTTCAACTTTTAATTTAGGAGAACTTCGATACTGGGAAGCAATGAACTTTGTTAAATACGGTCCAGGACAACATTTTATGGAGCATCATGATCATGGATTTTCTTATAATTGTGTAGTTTCTTTGGTTGGATATCCAAACGATGATTATGAGGGTGGAGAACTTTATTTTAGGCTACAGCAACTTAACCTAAAAGCAAAAAAGGGAGATCTATTTATTTTTCCATCTAACTATATGTATCCACATCAAGCAAAACCAGTAACCTCTGGAACTAAGTATTCTATTGTTACTATGCTTGATTACAGTAATAAATTTCATAGTCCAAAATTTTATGAAGAAACAGGCGATTAATATTGATCATTAAAGCAGAAATTGAAAAAGATTCTGGTGTAAAACTAGAGCCTTTAAGTATAAAAAGAGATTGGATGGAAAAGGTTTCAGGTGCTCATGCCTATAATTGTTTTCCAGTTTCTTTAACAAATGGTCTTGGTTGGGGTATAAGTTTTCCTGAAGATATAGTTTTTATTTGGGACGGGATTGATACAGATCAAGGAGAAGGTCATATTAAGATTTTAAGCGGAGAAAAATATGTAAATGAAAATAGAAGAAGTGCAACATTAAGTTTAAACACATATGTAAAGTTTACAACAAATAAAGATACTACAATGCTTACAATGCCAATACCAAATTTATTTCTAGATACAGTAATTCCATATACAATCTTGATCTCAACATCTTTTTATTCACACCCATTGCCTGCTGCTTTAAAAGTAATTAAACCAAATGTTGAAATTATTTTACCAGCAAATAAACCAATAATTTCAGTTATTCCAATTTCTTTAAAAAATATTAATGATACAGAGATGCATATTTATAACCTTGAATACCCTGAAGACTATCAATTAAAAAATAAAACATATGGTGAAGTTTCTCAAGAATTAAATCAAAAAGGTGAGTGGACAAATTTTTATAGAAATGCAACTAATGAAAAAAAAGAAAGTATTGGAAAACATGAGATTAAATCCTTTAAATTAAAAACATTTGATAAAAGGAAAACTGATGGAAAATAAAAAAATTAAGTTTGTTGCAAACAGGAGATGGTTAAGTAAAGAAAGTGAGTTTAGGCCTCAACCAATAATGAAAACAATTCCAGAATGGTATAGAAAGGCCGATAGATTTTTTAAACATTCAGACACTGGAGAGTATGCCATTGGTCCAGATAAAGGAAAAATTCCTACTTGGAAAGCCTGTCCATCAATGTTTGACATTATGGGAAGTGGTTATACATATTTAACACCTTGCGATCTAAATTTTGTTTATGACAAAAACAATAAACTTATTGTTGAAATTGAAGATTCAAACTATAAAGATTTTTGCACACCAAGATCAAGTCTGCCAGGTTTTGTAAAACCATCAGGGTATTATGAAGATCATTTTGCCTGGTTTCCAGATTGGGGAGTTAAAGTCCCAGAAGGATATAGTGTTTTGTATTCTCACCCATTTAACAGATTTGAACTTCCATTTTTAACTATTTCAGGAATTATTGATAATGATAAAATTGCATTACCAGGAATGATGCCATTTTTGATAAATAAAGATTTTTCTGGAATTGTTCCTAAAGGAACTCCTTACGCACAAATGATTCCTTTTAAAAGAGAAGATTGGGATAGTGAGTTTGAAGTTCTAACATTTTCTAAAATGATTTTAAATAATAAAATAAATGGTGACAAATATAGAAAGCCAAATGGGGGAATATATAAAAATGAGGTTTGGGAACCAAGAAAGTATAAATGATGTATAATGAAAATATGGATAAAATAAATAAGAATCCTAAAGGATCTATAAGAGAAAAAAAATCAATAACCCCATCAGGATTTTTTGGATCTTCTGTAGACAATATTGTTGAACTTGAAAACTTTATGACCGAGTATGAAATTAATTTTTTGGAAAATGCTGCTAAAAATATTACTTTGTGGGACATTACAGAAACACATAAAAATGAAAATGGAACTGTTATTTATGATTCCGATTACTGGAAAGATAGAGTTGCAACAGGAAAAACTTTAGATAAAAATGATCCAGAAATTGCAATAGTTTTGCAGGGTTTATTTAAAAGACTTAAACCAATTATTGAAAACTTTTTTGATGTAAAAGTCGAGCCAACAGGAAAAGCAATAGTTAAATGGCTTCCTGGACAGTTTCAAAAACCACACGCAGACAAAGAGTTACACGATGGAATAGATGCAGGAAAGCCAAATGATTTTCCATATTATGATATTGCTAGTTTGTTTTATTTAAATGATGACTATGAGGGTGGAGAGTTGTATTTTCCATTACAAGATGTACAGTTTAAGCCTAAAAGAGGAGCAGCATATTTTTTTCCAGGAGACAAAAACTACATACATGGAGTTACTGAAGTAAAAAATAGTCTTAGATATACATGCCCATTTTTTTGGTGCATTGTAGAGCACACAGGAGAAAGGCAGCCATGAACCTAAACAATAAAAAAAGATTAACAAAAGATATAGTGATTTTTGAAAACTTTGTGAGTAGAGATGATTGTAAAAAAATGATACAGGCTTTAGACGCCCAGGCAGATAATGGTGCAATTTCTTGGATGCCTATTTCATTTTATGAGTCATACTCTTCTGTATTACCAAAAGACAATGATCAAGAATTACTTGATGCTGAACTGTCTCCTACTATTTTTTCTGATATTGAAAAAACAATGCCAGAGGCAATTGCTTCAGTGCACGATCTTGACCCAAAAACAATTTGTAAAATTGGATACCATACGCAAAAATGGGAGCCAGGAGCCTATGCAAGA